TAGACCCCTTGCACGGAGCGTTAAATTCCTCATAGTCCGTATATGTAAAACCGAACTCATTGGTTTTTGTCACAGCCTGGCAGTTGCTCATGAACGGACAGATCTGCAGTGGCATTACTGCCTTTACTTCCTCGCTCACTTCACCACCTACTTGGATTTGAAAAATAGGCAGACGCCATCTGTGCGTATAGCTCTCTCAGGGCCTTCAACCATTGCGTGCAGGTCGATCACCTCGCACCCTTTCTTTGACTTACCCCTGACAAGGTTAAATTGATAAGCGCACTTGCAGCACACTTTTTTCTTGTACTCTTCGTATTCCTTGTCGCTCGTTGGTTTCTTAAAAGACGGGGTTTCCGATATTGTCACTTCACTATCTCCCCGTCCTCGATGAATATGGCGTTCCCGGAAGGCGTGTTCGCAACGCGCTCGATCCATACCTGGAAGTCGTTCGCGGCCGCGAAGTCGATTACCTGCTTGAGTGTGTTCTCGTCGAACAGGCTCCCCTCTGCCACTTTTATTATCCGCAGCGTCGGCTGCTGAGCGATCGCCAGGGCCATAGACACGGATATCTTCTGAGCTTGGGAAAGGTTGTCAAACGGGATCCCGGAGAACATTATGTCGCGCTCACCGACTTCCAGACCTTTCACCGGCAGCTTGAACGCCGCGAGCTTTGCGCGTTTTTTTTCTTTGATGCCGCGCATAACTGATTCGATGGCGGCCGCGTCGTCCTCGTACTTCTTGATGTCGGTTTCGAGCTTGAGTTTACGGGCTAACTTCTCGCCTATCGCGGCAGTCTCGGACGCGGCCACCAGCTCCTCTTTCAGCTTCGCCGTGCTGTATTCTGAGACGCGCATTGAGGCTTCAATGTCCTTTTTCACAACGTCGGCATTTTCCTCCACCGCGTCCATGCTTTTTTCTATTTCATCTATTCCGGTCTTGCATACGTCTATATCCTTTTGGGCCGTCGCAATTAATGACTGCTGCTGTCTGATAACTTCCTCTGCAGCCTTTATGCTCTGCAGTGCATCATCCCAGGACCTTCTTACATATGTTTTCTTTTCGCTCAGCTGATTGTAGTCCTTTTTCAGCGATTCGAACTGTGCCTGTTTGTCGTCAATAACCCGGTTCTGCTCGCGGATAGCTTTGTTCTTTTCTTCCATCACGTCTATTTCTTTCTGGATCTGAGATACTGTCCGCAGGTCCTTCGGCGCTACCAGACCCTCATACTCCGTCAGGGCTTTTTTCGCCGTCTCGAGGTCCCTGTTTACCAGTGTGCGCTTGTCGTACTCGACCATGTAAGCCTGGTCCTCGGCCGTGCAGTCCAGCCCGGGTATCTTCTTCAGCTCTTCGACGCGCTCCACAGGCCTCAGTCTGATAAACACTGACGGGTCCATAGTGGCCAGCTTCAGCTTTTCGTTCAGCCATTCCTGCGGACTGCGGACCTTCTCTCCCGCCTTAGTCTTTATCTCGAGTGTTGAGTTGCCGTCAGGCTTAAAAGTACGCTTTACCATGACCTCGCCGAGATCGACCTTTATCGCGGCACGTTCCTCGCCCTGCCTGACCGGATCTACCGGTATCAACTTCTCTCCACCCAGGACCATAGAGATCGAGTCCATTATTGAGCTCTTGCCCTGGGCGTTCTTCCCTTCGAGTATCACCACGCCGTCCTTACCTGGTGTGATGTCCACGACCTTGATTTTCTTGATGTTCTCAATGTTCAGATTGACTATTTTCATATCGTCCCCTCCCGGAATATGCCATCAACTTCTTTCGAAACAGATCCGAACTTTGTCTGGTACTCTGCCTGTTTGCGCGCAATTTCTCGTTTTGTTTTCTCTTTTTTTGCCTCGACTGCCTTTGCATAAAGTTTATCCTCCAAGTACGATTCCCATTCGCCGTGGTGATACTCCTGCATAAATCCATGCCCGGAGTAACACATTACCAGGTGCTTTTTACCTTCCGCGCCTTTTACATAGACATCCACGTTCGGATAATATGTGTCGTAGATAATCTCTACCTTGTCGTCCTCAAAGATCATATATCCGCCATGCTTTTTTCCCTCTATGCGCGTGGTTAGATTGATGGCAATGAAAGATGCTGTTGTGTTCATTTTGCGCCTCCATCGTTGAGTTTTATCATCCAGTACGACGTAGCCTTTACTTCAAAGGCCTTTTTGTTTATCCAAGATAGTCCGATCGGTATCGCGCCGATAAACAGTTTCCTTTTTTCGCCGACGACTCCGGGCGTCAACCGCGGACCTATGCGCTCTTTTTTTATTTCATCTTCCAGATCCGCGCACTCTTTCGCGATCGGCTTCAGTTCTATCCAGCGCTCGACCATTGCCTTCAGCTCCTCGTCAACGATAAATTCCGGAGCCGTGTAAACTACGTCAGGCAGGCAGATCATCCGGAACGGGCAGCTCTTTTCGCACTCGTCGCAGTAGTCTATGCGCTCGGGCAATGTCTTCGCGGCCACGTGCTCGTTGATTTTGTCCGCCTTCGTGAAGACCTCCTGGACGAACGCCTCGTCGTAATCTATCCAGATCTGCTTTTCCTGCCCGGACTGCTTGTCCACAAAAAGAAACATTCCCTTGTCTTTTTTCTGCGCGTACATGTAGATCATCAGCTGGGCGATGTACTTTGCGGTCCACGGATACCGCGCGAAATCTTCTTTCGTGTTCATCTTGTAAAAAACTGAGGACGCGGCGGATTTAACATCCATCGGGTAGTCTTCGCCCGTTTCTTCGTCCACGACATTGCCGTCCGGGTGCCCGGTGATCTGATGCTCCGGGATGCTCAGCGGTTCCTGCTGGCGGATGATTCTCACGCCGGCACGGAGCAGACGCGCGATAGCGTAATCCTCGAAGATTTTTCCGAGATTGAACCGGCGCTGCAGGGAGGTACTCGGCTTCTCCTGGTCCTGCCAGCGCGTGCGGTAGTATACGAGTTTGCGCATGCAAGCGTCTCCGATCGAGCTGGCTCTGTTCGTGTGGCACGGAAATATTGACCTTTCGGATTCTGTAAGCTTTTCCAGTCTCTCGATTACGTCGATCATTTTTTCACCCCCGAGTTGCCGCCATTTTCCATAGCCTCTTTCAGTTTTCTCGCCTTACTGAGCGTCGCTTCGAGCCACTTCCCGGAGAGCTGATCATAATTTTCCTTGAACATTTCTGTTACTTTGCCGTTTTCTGTCTTTTCGAACCAGGTCAGTTCTTTGACCTTGGCTTTTACTTTTGCGGAGTCGGTACCTACCAACCCCTTGATGATCTGGAATAGTTCTGCCTGTTTGGCCTTGTCTTCAGGCGCGACCGTATATCCGCGATCCACTCCCTGGATTTTCTCGAGGTTGAGTCCCGCCGCTTTCAGCTGATCCAGAGATACGGACCTCAACCCGAGCAGTCGTACTACGGCAACGCGCATCAAATCCGAATATGCTTTGTAACGCAGATCGCGCTCGTCTATTTCGTAGATTCCCTTCCAGCTGCCGTCTTTGTTTTTTCCGAAAAAGTCATCGTGCGTCCAAGAGGACCCGAAAAGATCCGTCAACCGGTATACCGTATGTCCGTTCGGGCTCAACTCTCCGTCGCCGAAATACCAGTGACGAACGTACTTACCACCCTCTTCGATCATTCCGATCTCTTTCTCGTAACGGATATTTTTAACCGAGACTGAAAATATCGGCGCTATCTTCTCCGCGCCGGTTACTTCGAGGTACGGCTTTCCGCCCTGCAGAACCCAGTCCTCTTCGTTTGTCTGGCTTATAGCAATCTTGATAAGCTCCTGCTTGTTGTGTTGTCTCTTGCGAACGATCTCGAGCATCCGCGTCTCTGTGTCAACGTCCATGTCAATCTCGGACAGCTCTTCCGGAGTTCTCCTGGCTATTGCAGCCTGGTCAACCGGCATGGCCGTGTTACCCGTAGATTCCAGGTACTTCGCCGCAGCGGCTGCTGCTACTTCCGGTGTGTGAGGTGCTTCCTGTGCCTGCTGCTGTGCCGCCGGCGCCGGAGTTGCTTTCTGCGTCTCAGGCTGTGGCGCCGGAGTTGCTGCTTTCTGTGGTTGCGGTTTCTGGTTAAAAAGATTGTCTCCCATTGGTGGATCCTCCCTTGAATTTTTGTTTCTTTACTCTTCCTGATCGTGGTCCGGATAGACATAGAGCGATGCCTTGAGTTCGTTGAGATTGCGATTCCAGATGAGGCTGAGATCGAGGCATGCGTTACTGTGCAGACGGTCGTACATCTGCGCAGTGAGCGCGTAGAGGTTTTTCAGGTTGCATCCGCGAGGCATTATGTCTTCGTAAAATGAAAAAGCCCCGGACCGTGGATATACCACAGACCGAGGCTTTTTAGAGCAGACGTGTGACTGTAAGCTTTTTTCTATCTGTTTTGAGATGCGCGTTTCCGCAGCGACTAAACGTACTGTGGATGCAAAAGAAGAAAGAACTGATTTGACAGACATGAAGAACCGAACCAACTGCTGTTTTACGTTTCCCATTTCCTGGCCCCCGTTAAGGGCACCAAGAACTTATTCATCGCTGGCGGAGAGGGTGGGATTCGAACCCACGGTACCTTGCGGTACACCTGATTTCGAGTCAGGTGCTCCAAGACAGTTTTAAATCAGTTCCTTGGTTGCCCAAATTTTTCTTACTTTCCCGACTTACAGTTTACCTTTTAACAAAAAGTCAACAGACTGTCAAGAGAAATATTTTTTGAAATGTCGATTTTTAACATTTCGTCAACGATCGGCTTCGTCGAACCCTGGATATAACCGAGCGTCGTTCTCCAGTCGCTATGACCCATAACTTTCTGCAATGCGTACTGACTTATGCCCGCGTCCATTTCTGATGTTGCAAAAGAGTACCTCAGATCGTGTGTCGTAAATTCAATCCCGGTCAGATCTTTCATCTTGCGATAAAAAAGTATTACTCCAGCTTTAGTTAGCCTACCTCCCTTCTGGTTACATAGCGCCTGGGGCTTATCGTTCAGCTTGTAGATTCGCACGTAGCGTTCCCAGACCGGTAACAACTTTTCCGGATTGAAAGGGATGAACCTCATTTTGTCTCCCTTGCCATGCCGGATCCAGATAACCTTTTTCTTGAAATCAATATCCTCTCTGTCCAGTTTGCACAGTTCGTCCTGCCGGATCCCCGTCACGTACAGAAAAAACAAAAGTACCTGCTCGCGCGGATCGCAGCAGTCCGAAATCTGCTGGATCTGCTCAACCGTTAACGCCCGGTGCTTGTTTGATCTGCAGTTGTGCGGGATCGGAAGTCCGTCGATAGGATTGACAGCGGCACGGCCTATACCTTTCAGCCAGTTGAAAAAACGTTTCGCGGCCAACAGGTATAGTCGCTTTGTGTTTTCTGACAGAGACTTGCTCAGGATTAAATTATCTTCGAACCACGTTGTGTTCAGCTGCGTGAGATGCTGCGATTCTGTAGCAGCCATATTTTCAAGCCTCCGCACGTATTCCATGTTTCCCTTGATCGTCCGTGGTGCCAGGCGCGTCCTCACCTGGAGAAACCGCTCGTATTCCTTGAAAGTGTTTTCCATTCCCCTATCCCCCATTTTTTTTACTTACCCTTATTTTTCCTAACGTGGTCCAAAATTACGCGGCTCACAAAATACGCCTTGACATCTCCTTTCTCTTTCACGAAACTGTCAATTTCTTTTTCTTCCGCTGCCGTGACGTAACCGACGACTCTTTTGTCCTTCTTTTCTTTTTCCGTTTTTTTGGGACGTCCTGCGACCATGACACGCTCCTTGTTTTTTTTGTTGCTATTCCCTGCTTTGCCGGATTGGCCGCCAGCTCGGCGTAAATCTAAATTTCCCAGTAAAGGCAATACTCAGCGGCGTTGTCGTCATTTATTCCGTAATTTGCCTCCTTTTTCCCGAATTTTTTAAATTCTTCAGGAAAATTTTTCTTCAGCCAGTTCAAACTTGGCTGTTTTATATTTTCTATCGTGCCGTCAGAAGAAATAGTGGGATTTAAGTCTTCGATCCAAACCCTTTTATTGTCCTCGTCTACCGTGATTTTAAAAAATTCTTTTTTCATTTTTTATCTCCTTTTTATTTTGCCGGGGTTTAACCGCCCCGGCTCGGCGCAATATTTTATTCGGTAGTTTCAAATCTTTTCAGCGCAGACTCCCACGGCAGATCCCCTTCATCCTCGACTCCGTCCATTTCGGCCGAGGTGAAAAGGTATATCGCTTTTACTTTTATTGTTTTTTTGCCCATCTTAATTATACCGTTTCCGACGTATTCTGCCGCATATCCGTAATCGTGGCTCCCCTCCAGCAATCTGCTTGTCGGCTGTGCATTGTCGGTTTCTGTGTAAGCTGTTGCTTTTACCGTACCTATCTTTTTTCCGTAGCTGTTCCATTCCCTTACTTCGATTGTCTTTTTCATTTTTTCTCCTCCGCCCTTTCTGGGCCTTCCGTTTTTTGTTTCCCTTTCTTTTCCCTACACCCATACTATACCAAATTCCCCGGTGATTGTCAATAATTATTTATGCTTTTTAATTATTTAATTGAGACGGCATTTATCCGCGGTGATTTTTTGATTTTGTCGGGAAGTTTGAAAAGGCATAAAAAAATGAAATCGACAACATATATGTTTTTGTTCTTGTATTTGTTTTTTACTCTACCACTACTCTACCAGTACTCTACTCTACTCTACCTCCGGACACCTGCCGGACGTTGGACGGACACCGTCCGGACACCTGCCGGACACCGTCCGGACGTTGTCCGGTTTTGGAGTGGGTTTTTTAACAAAATGGTTTTTGCCTGTCTGATGTGAGCGCCGTAATGGCCTATTTTATCGCCTCGTTCGTTTCTGTTTAATTATTTTGACCTCAGGCAAGCATCCGTACCTATCGGAAATTTTACATGCCTTAACGGCCGTCCTGAGCGTTTTCAAGAATTGAGTTCCCGAGGCGCGGATGCTGAGTCCGGCCTCGGGGTGGAACAGGGACAGAGAAAAGGGGATCACTTTAAAAAGGCATCAATGCGAATCGGTGAAAAATATACGATCGCCTGCTCATAGCCTATACTCCAGTCTTCCACGTTTCCAAAATCGAGAGAGTTTCCTGCCTTCACAGGATAACTGTCCAGGAATTTAATCTCAGGCAGTGTCGGGTCAAGCTTGCGCTTTTCTTCGTACTCTTCTTTTTCTTCCCACGCCTCGGCCTCGAACGTGTGCATTATCACGTCGGTCATGCGCAGCGCTACATCTATTACGTTGTTTTTAATTTCTTTGCGCGGGTACTCGTCCGGATAACATCCGATCAGTATTATGTGCGTTGCTCCGTTTTCTATCGCGACGGCCACGGGGTTGTTGCGGCCAAGCCCGCCATCGACAAGCACATCTTTATTGTAGTCAACACCCGGGAACGCCAGCGGTATTGCGCTTGTAGCTTTTGCCACCATAGCTGCGCTGATGTCGGTATTCGTCCGGCTGTCGAATAAGACGCGCTCACCGGACGACATGTTCGTTGATGTGATGATGACCGTTTTCTTTAAATCCTTGAGCGTCATTTTCCCAAATTCACGGTCGAGTATTTTGTACAGGCCTGTGGGTTTCAGTATTGATTTTCCCGCGTTGCTTTTAAACGTCTGCCCGAGCATGCCGACGGCATCCCAAAAATTTCCCACCTGCAGCATCCCGTCAAAAACGTCTTTGTTGCTTTTTATCCCATGCCACATCTCGGTTGCGGGGTTGAAGTCATCAGCGTACTTACCTACCAGGAGCGCATTGAGGCCGCCGACCGAGGTCCCACAGATCAGGTCCGCCTGTGCCAGGACTCCTATATCGGAGAGATACTGTAGTTTCGCAGCCTGAGACCTTCCACAGGCGCCACCGCCCGGCAGTACTATAGCGAGTTTCATTTTTACCTCCTCAGTTTTCGCTCATTATCCGAGCGGTTCTTTTGTGTCTACTATTTCTATCCAGGCCTGCCGGTCCGGATCAGTGATCAGCGCTTTCAGTACGGCTTCCCATAATTTTTGTAAAGCGGCTCTGCTGTCATAAACGCCTTCTTTGTCTTTTGTGGTACCAGTGAGGGGACATCCTTCTGAATCCTCTTCGGTATTTCCGGCGTGGCAGCGGCAGCCCGTAAAATTTGGCACACCGACAATTTCCAAGGTCATTTTATTGAATCGGTGTGACCAGGTAATATTGAGCTTGTACCTGCCTGCAGGGATAGCCGTTCGGCCTGGGATCTTACCTTCTCCCGCCGCGTCTTTGCGGACCATATCTTCCAGGGAAAGGCAGACGTACTTGCCGTTGACGTAGAAATATCCAAATGTTTTGTCCGGGGTGTATTCGTTTCTTTCCAACCTCACTATTACCATCGCAACCCTCCTATCGTAATATTATCGAGACAATCAGGGTACTCACAGAAAAGACGGCCAGCAGTATCTGCTCAACGGTCCAGCGGTGTTTTTCCGCCACATCTTTGTGTTCCTCTTTCGCCTCGCCTGCTTTTTCTTTGGCGTCGTTATAGCGCGAATCAAAGAGCGTCTGCAGTTTTTCTTCCAGCGAGTCGAATCCTTTTGTGATTTCGCATTTCATAGAATCCACATCCTTTTCTAAGTTTTTAATCCGGTTCTCGTGATTGATACCCGACGGACAGCGGTCTATTTCTTCACGCACTACTTCCAGGGCCGTTTGTCTGATCCTGGCCGCCAGCATGCCTTTGGAAGTTCCACTGCTTCCCCCGTTATTTTCGGGTGCCATGTTTACCTCGTCGCCGTAGCGTTTTTTTATTGGGCCGGAGCTCTCTGCTTACTTGTACTGGATTATTAACTGAGGTGCGAAGTTGCCCGTGCCCGCCGTCGGCGACACAGTCAAGCCGCTCGAGCACGTAATGCCATCAAACACGCTGTAACCCCATTTCGTATACACCGCTCCCTTGAACAGGTCCTTTGTAAAATACGTGCCTACCGGAGCGTAAGCCGAGAACAAGTAGCCCGTCAACGGACTGTCCGAAACCTGGATAGAGACGTTGTTGTAAAAATGGAGAGCCCTGGCCACTGCCGTGTTTGCGCTCACATCGATTACTGTGATCGCGAACAGCTCAACGGCTGAAGTCGATATTACCTTGCCGGTTGAGGGTGTAACGATCGTCTCAGTCAGGTCTCCGGCCATTACCGACGCCGGGACTATCAGAGCCATGAACGCTACTACCACTATTACGAGCACCGCAAAAAAACTTTTTTTCATCTGTAGATCACCACCTTTCCGAATTTGACATACTTTCTCTTGCATTCCAGTTCAACCAAACAGAGTACCGCGGATTTCTCCGGCCCATTTTTATGTTATTTTTATTCCTATACCGCCTATTGTCCATTTTCCATCCTCCCGCGAACGTTGCTTTGAGGTAAGGACAAAAATATAATCGTCCAGCATAAAATAACTGCCGATCGCCAGCGCCATGCTTTTTATCAGCGTTGCCTCTATCGAGTAGTACACCTTTTCAGTTATCGTCTTTTTTCTGTCGGCTATCAGCTGCGCCACTGCAGCAGACACGTACAGGGACCCCATGTCGTAAGTCAGCGTCAGATCTCCGCTGCCGCTGGTCACTGTGGCCTCTCCCGCCGTTTTATCGGTTTTATAAGTCAGTTCTACGCGCGTGTAGTAGTTATCCGATTCCTCCGTGATCTCCGGCTGCTCGACGAGCAGCGGAGTTATATCTTCGGCCGCTTTGGGCCAGTACATCGGCGCCGCAAAAGCGTTGATCGTAAGGCCATCGTTGTAGATGCCGACATCGTAAGCCTCGCACAGGGCCCCTACGATCGCCTTTACGTTTTCATTGCCCCCGTCCGTATCTATAGCCACAGGCACGTTCGGATAGTGTCCGGAGAGTCTTACCAGGTTACCTACCCTGTACTCTACGGGCAAAAATTCATCAAAGAAGTAACGAAGCATCAGCATAGGATTGCGGGCCGACAGCGTGAAGGCTTCAGAGTATTTTGAGAAAAGGTCCGTGTACGGAAGACTCTTAATTTCGGCCCGCTGAGTTCTGAGGTTGAACTTCTGCCCGGAGACGTAACCCTTATAGACTTTTACGAGGTTTTCATACCGGGCAACTTCACTGCCGCGCGAAAAGTGTTCCGTGAAATCCAGCGGAACGTCAAAGTCGATACCGTCGAACGCGAAATCATAACCTTTGGTGAGAATGTTTAATTCCTGCTTTTCCGTGAATCCGGATTTACTGTAAGAGTCAACCCGGTTTCCGTTGACCTTCAGTATTATTTTTTTTGCGGGCTTATATATTTCATCCTCGTAAAAAGTAAAACAGTCAGTCAGTGTATCCGTCTGAGTTCCGGTAGTAACCGTTATGCTCACAAGGCCGGCCAGCGTAGCACTCGGCGACAGGCATGTAGCGGACGTGTCGCTTATGATCGTTACGTTTGTTGCCTGATACGATCCAAAATGCACTTCCATTCCCGCCGCGAATTGCTCGCCTGTCAGCGTGACCATAGCACCACCTAAAATTGTCCCGGTGGCTGGAGATATCGATGTTAGTTCTAAACCCTTGTACGCATACCCGGATATCAATGTTCCGGCCTGTGCGTCGGTATTTATTACGACAATATCAACTGTTCCTTTTGCATGCGCCGGCGTTGTGCAAGTTATTGTCGTTGAATTTACAACCGTGATACCCGTGGCCGCTGAACCGCCGAAAGACACAGTAGCGCCGTTCCTAAAAGCGCTTCCGGTTATTATTACGCTATCACCACCTACCACGGACCCATAGTCAGGAGAAACGGAAAAAACGGACGGAGGATCTAAAATTTCACTGCCATTAGCGGCATAATCAACAATATAGATGCTGTCAATATGACCGCGTAAAGCATGAGTCGTATTACTATCTGTTGCACCAAATTGTCCTGTTGTATAATCTGTTGTAAACGGGTTTTTTGTGCTCGTTTTAGTGTAAACGCACGTTCCGTCTATAAATATTTTCCCCGTCCCGTTATTGTACTGAACCTGTGCGACTTGCCATGTTAAATCATGCTTAAATGGACTGTCGCTGACGTTTTGTTCTTCGTTTATACCCATCCACGCACGGTTAGGATACCAACTTGTACTGTCCGTGCATGAAAGAGTGATTTCACCAGTTCCTACAGGATAACCGTCACCGCGCCAAATAAAACCATCCCTATGAACACCTTCATCTGTAACGGAATAAAGAGCGGTTATAAACTGTATTGTAAAAGCACCAGTATCACCTAAGTTTTTAAGAGCAGTATTGAGAGTCGTCGGTATTTTCAAAAATCCGGCGACCGAATTATCTTCTGTCCTCGGGACGAACGATTTTGCACCCTTACGACTATATGCTGAATATGTGGCCGTGCCTTGTAGACCTAATGTATGCCCATTGCCGCTGCTATCATTCAGATTATCAGCAAAGAAATATTTTGCAATGGCTCCCATTATTCCACCTTACTTATATTTATTATTTTTGTATACCCACATACAGGGCAACTCATTTCGCCGGTTGTGTCACTACCTTCAATATCACGATATAGTAAGTTATTTATTTCACCGCAAACGCAAACTATATCATCATGCTTTGCCTGGAATTTAATCTTTTTATTTCCATGAGTAAACATATTGCTCTTACTGGTAATTTTTACCTTCTTTTTATCCATTTGCCCGGCTCCTATGCGAAAGTGTCTACTGTGTAGTCTGTGATGTCGAAAACATCCGGCATCTTGTAAAACTCCATGGTCCACTCTCCTACCGGCAACTCGTGGTAGTAGTAACCTACCTGCTTGAACGCCGGATTTGCTGACTTATTCACTTTGTAGTAAGTCCAGGAGGATCCGCCGTCCTGCGATATACCGACGATCCAGTAGGTCTGGTAGATGTATTTCATGGCCGTCTGCTGTGCTGCCAGGATCTTCGAGTAGCGCCCGGGCTCAGTCCAGCCGATTGTCAGTTTTAGGGCGTCTATATCGCTGTTCGCGTCGTAGTATCCGGACGCGTCCAGTCCGTCCTCGAGGTTTACAGGTGAGAGGTCCCAGCTGCTCTCTTGCGGATTCGCGAGGAGCGTATAGCTCGAGTAGCTGGGAGCAGCCTTAATGCCATTGATATAACGCGCCCCTATGTTTTGCGTGGCCGTTGAGGCCGCGTTATAACATGGACTGTTTTCCCGGAAGCCAAGAACTTTAAGCGCAGGGAATGAGTATGTCCCTGTAAGTTTCGGATTGTCGGATACGTCGTTGTCTCCGATAGTGTTTATGTACAGTAGGTCCGATTCAGGAAGCTGATCGTAATATCTCGATCCTATACAGCAGTAATCCGTTTTTACCTTTCCGTAATAATCATATGCAGAGTTGTCAAAAACAATGGAATTTGTAATGGTGATATACAGAGACATATAGTCCGAGTTCGCCGGATCATAAAAGCCGTCAAGCAATATCGTAAGCCCGTACCCGTTGTCGATGATTGTGCAGTGATTGAGTGTGCAACCTGACTTTAGCAATACTCCAACATTATTGTTTTCAATCATACAATTAGTCAGTCGGTCTATTGCTGTTCGTACGCTGTGTGATATTTTTATTCCGATTCCGTTTTCTTTGACCTCGCAGTAAGCGATATCAGCTGTTCCCGTGGTGCTCAGAATCCCGCAGGTAAAACCTGATACGGCACAGTACGTGAGTGCCAGTCTAAAATTAATTGATGAAACGCACCACCCGGGGGATCCTACAAAATCAACAAACTTACACATCAAGGATCCCGTACCTGTGGGAAATATAAAATTAGATGCGACTATCTGTAACGAAAACAATTCAAAATAATCTTCGATTTGCGACGTGGGATCCCAAGACAGATCGAGATTGTTAGGATCTATAAATAGGGGGTCATAAGTGTATTCGTTCGTGTGGGTTATTCCGCCGCCTCCGTCAGGAGAGTCGTGCATTATGCAATAACTAAACGTAAGCGTGCTGGCTATTACTTGTGCGCAAGCCGTATTGTTGCTAAGTACGCAGTAATTCACAGTCTGCTGAGTAGTATTCAGATAAAAACACTTAGTGCAGCCATAAAACAAATTATAATCAAGACTAATTCCAGTATCTGGTCCTTGGTCCAAATCTATGCAGGTAGCGTTACAATCAATGAATTTGTTGTAATTTATAACAGGCAGATTGTTGTAATTATCTTTCCAGTAAATAACACGGCAACTCGCTGGAGCAGCAGAATCCCCGATATTAAAAAACATGTTATGTTTTATTGTGAGCGTGCATCCCGTCGTGTTATTTTCCGTTCGGATCAATTCCTCGGCGGCAGATATGTTATCGTGAAAATAATTGCCCTGAATAGAAACGTCAAATTTAAAGCCATCTGTGCTTCCTATATTTAAGCTGCAGTTGCTGTCGTTCAATAAAAAGCGAAAGGTGGTTGCGTTTGCATTTGAAATTTCGGTTCCGTTCGTGTACGCCATGGCATCAGAGACGTCGGACGCTCCTATAATATCGCAAGCGACAACAGCAGTGTAGGATGTCGCGTCGAGCAGTTTTATACTTGTTTGTTTCATAAAAACACTGGAACCTGTATTACCCAAGTACACACGGCTATTTACGATTTTTACTATGTGCACCGCCTGATTACTCGCGTCTATAGCTGTACAGCACTCTCCACAGTCCGAAAATATACAGTTACTTGCACTCACGACATTGCTCGTTGCTGCATTATCACTGGTAGTTATCTGTATAATTTCGCTTGCACCAGAAGACGATCCACATTTCGAAAAAGTACAATCTGAAAAATCCGCGCGGACTATCGTTCCATTCGCCGGCAGAACTATTAGCTTATCGCCTGCCGTATTTCTGCCCTGAAATGAAATTCCCCACGCGTGTATCACTGAGCTGCCAAACATTGTGACGATCGTCGCTCCGGAAGTGTTTTTCCAGACAGGCACCTGTCCAGGCGCTGCCTGAATATAAATGACGTTGTTTACAGTAAGAGCCTCGTCATAGATTGCACTGTCTATTATCTCTATTACTCCTCCAGTAGTAGCAGCCGCATAAGCTGCCCCGATCGTCGAATAAGTACCACCTGTGCCTACTGTGTAAAGTGTTTTATCCGGGGCAAAAACGTCACCGTATTTGTTCCTTTTGGACGTTCTTGCTCCAATTCGTTCTGCGTCACAGATTCCGGCAGCTGACGATATCTTGGGCGTTTCCAGATAATCGGCAATTATCGTGTAGTTGTTGTTTATTGTCTGCTGTATTCCGACGTAAGAATAGTCCCGAGCTACGGGTTTATATGTTCCGCTGTCGAGCAGGCATATATATGTTCGTGTGGTCGTTGCCAGCTCTATTGCGCGTTCTATTGTTCTTACCGGAGCGTAGAAAGTTTCGCCGTTGTATCCATCGTCACCGAATAGTTGTGAAACGTAGATACTGTTGGCCGACGATACTGCCGGGTAATACCCGTCTGTGGCTGTCTCTCCGGAGTAACCTACAGGTATCTGGCGAGGCAGCGCTATCACTGCGTCGTGAAAATAGAAGTAACCGGTTCCTGTTCCCGCTGATGGTTCTGTTAAAACTATATCGTAAGACGTTATTGTCTCCCAGTCCGCAGCAGTGAACCCGGCGGCATAGGTAAAGCTGTCGCTGTCCATCTGTACCTGATAACGCCATTTCATCATCCCGCCATAATTACCTGTGAGCGAAAACGGCGTTGTTTGAGTGGCCGTTTTAGTTCCGTTGTAAAATTTCAAGCTCATTATTGCGCTATTGTCTGCAGAACTGGTTGTCCAGTAGTGCTGCACCAATAAATTAAACCAAAGCTGATCCTTGTCAACGCCGTATTTCCCGGTGTGGGTTATTTGGGCGAAGTCATTGGTTTCGGTTGACAAAGACGTAAGGTCCAGGGATTCCGCGGGCGTTACGGTTATAGTGGCGATGCCGGCGCCGGATCCGGATAGCGTGATACCTCTGCAGTAATCCGACCGATAAGCCCGTTTACTGTCGAGTCCAAGATCTGCGGCAGTAGCGCCCGCTGTGCGTGCGAATGTTATTTCAGTAAGGCTGTCAAAATAAGTTATCGTTTTGCTGGGTATGTCTTTCCCTGTTATCGGCAGATAGTCCTTTATCTCTACGTCCTCTGTAGTATTATAGCGGAACTGTATCTTGTCATATCTTGTAAGCGCCATAGAAACTCGACCCCCGTTTTTTAAAGTATTTGTCCAGCGTTTGTGCTGTCTTCCTTCCGATGTCTTCGCCGTTTCCGGATCCGGCGTTGACAACTATAGTGATTTTATTCGACTGTGACTGATTGACCGCTTTTGAGATCATGGGCTGGAGCTTATGGAGTGGCGCCACTACTTCCGGCGACTGCGCGTCGCCCACGATCGCGTGCGTGGGCCCGTAGGCGATTCCGCCCTCAGCCAGGCTGATCGTACCGACTGCAGCTTTGAGTCCTTCAACGACAACTTTTTGAGCTATTATTCCGGCCAAAAGGCCCGTACTTAATCCACCCGTGGCCAGCGCTTCGGCTGTTGCCGCCGCGAGATATGCGTCTATCTGCACTGAGACCGCATCAATAACTGCAGTTAATCCAGCTTTAAGTAGACCTGCCATTTTTTCGTTCATGGTTGCCTGCGAATCCAGAAAAGTAGAAACGACAGAAGACATAGCCCCGCCCAAAACTTCAGCGGTTTCATTAGCAGAGTCAATCATTTCTTTTGTTCTATTTCTATTTATTTCTAAAAGCATTTCTTCCTCTTCTTTTTGTGCTTCTTGTGCTTCAACCAGTGCTTCCGTTTCATCACTGTAGTCAGATATTGCCGCCGTTGCTTTTACCCAGGCATCATGCTGCATGGCGGTTTCGTCGCCAAGTGCAGCTGTTTCTTTTTTTGCTTCAGCCGTTTTTTTTCTCATCTTTTCAACTTCTGCCGTCCATGCTTTGCCTGATTCTATTTCCTCTTCTAAAGTATCGATTGCTCCGTGTTCCTTTTCCCACTGCTTATAAAATTTTACTGACGCTTTATCCATATCATCAGTTTCTTTAATGAAAGCCACCGCTTTCATTGCCATATCGGCTATATTTCCGCCGATATATTCCGCCCCATTGGCAATATCGTTCTTGGTCTGCTGCCAGCGTCCTGTTAAACTTTTTGTCCGGGCTTCAGCAGAGCCGGCATATTTCCTTTGTAAAGCCTCGAAAATTTCTTCTTTCGACATTGTTTCATCAACAACAATTCCGTACGCACGCAGTCCTCTTGTATTTCCTTTATACGCCAGTCCAAGAGTCTGCGATACGCTCTGCAAAGAATATCCCTTTCTCGCGGCTATATCGACCAATGTCTGCGAATTTTTAAGTGCAAAATTATAGTCTCCTGTCATATCTATCAGATTTGACATCGCATTTACTATGTCGTCGTCTTCAAACGTGCTTTTTTTGCTTAACAGTGAGGATAGTTCCAGAAACTGGTTATATACTTCTTCCGTTCCTCCTTTTACACTCTTAAGCGTTGCAGCCAGATTGTATCCAGCATCCTGAGATTTTGCGAATTCGACCACAGATGCGGTCCCGATCGCGAGCACGGCCGCGGCCGTTGCTTTGGCCATAGTTGCGGCGTTCTTTTTGAACTTGCCCAGCTCGCCCTCTACACCCTTTATACCTGTAGTAAACCCGGCCGTATTAAGGCCAAGCTTGACAAGTAAGTCCGCAATTACGCTCATTGGCTTTATCCTTTCGTCGTTTTGAATTTTTCAAGTATTGCCTGGTGCTCTGTCTTTTCCTTTTCCCGTTCTTTGCCTTTCAGTTCCAGGTACAACTTGCGGCTGGGATGATCCTTTTGTAACTGTTTGAGCCCATCCTCGCCGGCACTGCGTAAAACCTCTTTCATGGTTTCAACCACTTCCCGGTCGTACATCTGCCGGAGGTACATCATCACCTGGTTCTCCGGCATGGCGAAGACCTGTTCAGCAGTCCAGCCGTATTCATGCGCCAGTTTTTCTAAGGCTTCGCGCCAGTCGAACGGCTCGACGGGTGCGTCGTTATCTTGTTTTTTTTTAACTCTTCCAGGATCTCTTTTACTTCACAGCTGTTCAGCAGCGCCTGTGTGGCCATACCCCGGGCTATGAAGGCAGCGCCCAGTACTTCGACTTCCTTCTTGAATCCAATAACCTTTTTCAGGAACCGGTCGTATGTCCTGAAATCCCTTTTGTCGGTGATCAGCATCCATGCTATCTTGTAGTGCAGTTCCGCGAACTCGAAACTGCTCGTGTCGGCTGTTATTTCATTGAACTTCTTTTCGCCGTATTCACGGACCAGCTGGATCTTGTCGTAAAGCGAGAAGGGCCTGATTTTGTACTCTTTCTCGTAACTCCAAAACAGGAACTTCCAGGGAAACTTCAGCGTAGTCTCCTTTGGTACGATGTTGATCAGGTCCACTATGTCCTGCGATGTGACTTTCTTTTCCCCTGTCATCACTGCCTCCTGGGCGATCTGCCCTGTATGATTGCTATAGGACCCCTTGCGGGGCCCTACGTATTACACGCCTATGCCTTTGATATTCGTGAACTTCATCGAAAAGCCCAGCGTCTCGTGCGTGAATATGCTGAGACTGAGGGATCCGTCTGACCAGCCTTTTTCTGCCATGGCTCCCGGGAGTCCCAGCGCCAGAGCGTTCGGGCAGTAAATGTACCCGATCTCGCCTGTGGTCCTCTTCTGCGCTGCCAGGAATAACCTGACGCGTTTGAACTCGGCATTCGCCTGGCCCATAGTCATGGTCTCCACGCCAGCGTGCGGCGGGTAGATCTCGAATACGGCCGTGTCTCCGATTGTCATGCCTATCGTCCCGGATCCGCCCGTCAGCTCTACGCCCAGGTTCGGGATCTCTGTCGCTGCTCCCATGGTGATTGTCAGCGGCGTCGCAGTGATTTTCATCTCGTCGTCCTGGATCGTCAGGTCCGTACCTTTTTTCGCGTCAACAGAGCTGTAGGCGTAGACATCTACAGCACCGGCGGCTGTAGCCACTACCAGGTACATGCCCGCCTTCAGATCTGCCGTCTTGCCTGACTTTAATCCTACTGATGCGATTCCGGTTGTTGCCGACATTACAGAGGTCCCGAAGTCATTGGTCAGTGCAACCACTGAGCCCGTAGATTCGGCGGCCACTTTCGCGCCTACGCCCGCTACCAGGTACTCGGCGAGATCCTCCGGGTACTCTTTCAGCGTTACCTGCCCGTCGCAGGACAGCGTCTTCGGCTCTCCCGCTACCGGCCAGACATGCGAGCCGCCAAAGAGCGACTCAACTTCCGCCGACACAGGGAGTGACAGGTCCCCTATTACATCAAGTTCGGCCACCGGCTTGCCTGTCCAGTAATCGATGATCGTCACGCCGTGGATCCCGAACATCAGCTGTTTTGCGTCTTTTGCCATTGTCTATCTCCTTTCAGTTTTATCGAACGTTGTACTGTTACTCATGCGAAGGTCAACTCAACCGACACGCCCGCGGAGTAGTAAGAGCGCGATTCGTTGTTGACCAGTACCTGTTCCAGATCCGGGGCAACATCCGATAACTTGGATGCCTGCGCCATCGCGCAGTCGTTGACGAAGTCAAACAGTACAGCCCGGAGAGCGGTTAAGTAACGGAGTAGTTTTCTCTTCGGGTCCGTGCCGTCTGATTTATCCTCGACTACAACCAGGAAACTCACTTTTACCGTGTTGCCTCCCATTGAGTCTGCGTCCCAGATAGGCACCAGGACACAGATAATCGGATCGCAGTTTGCGATCTCTTCCAACATGAAAAAGAAAAGATTTTGATTTTCTGTCAGTGTCTCTGTGCCGGCCGCGTTGACGAACTTATCCATTACCATAACGACCCTGCCGGCTGCTGTATCCTTTGCGGCTTTAGCCGTGTTCATGGCCGTGATAGCCGCATTGATGCCGTTCGTTGTGTCGTTCAGGCGTGTTATCAGCTCGTCTATGATGTCTTCGATGTCCCAGTACGGTATGCGCATTATATTTTCCCCTTGCCTTTTATCCGGTTAATTCTCCGGCCGAGAGTGTCCTGGTAGATCTGCTTCCAGCGCGTCATCTGCAGCTGGAACTCCTGTCCGCCATGCTTTGAGTTGAACACGAAAATTCGCGCCGGCATTTTGATTGTCCCGAGCTGGTTATATACCGCTTCTTCTGCATTCTGGACGCCCATTACCAGCGAGGTCTTGTTCATTTCGTGGACGTTGTATTCGCTTCCCTGCTCAGTCAATCCGGATTCTATTCGCCTGTACTTGCCCCGGAGTATCGGGTAGGGAGTCCGAGTTCCGAGAGCCTTTTTTTTCGCTTTCTTGTATCCTTCGGTGAGATCTTCGTACTTGCCAGGACCTTTCAGCCGAAACAATCTCCTGTTCCACTTGTACCAGTCAGAACTTATCGACTTAAACGCAGGACGGCCGTCTCCACCCTCTTTCAGCAGTTTGTTCAGGGCATCCAGTACCTGGCTGTCGTCAGCGACTATCTCGACCGCGGCCTTACCAGGTCCGGATGCAGGGGCTACCATTGGGCCGTCCCTTTTTTGAATTGCGGCGTGTCTGTAGTGTTTATTCCCGTTGATGCAGAGGTAGTGGACAGGGACCTCATGCTCCCGTCCGGGAGCTTAAAAGCCCCTTCCACGTTCCCCTGTACAACGTACATCGCTATGCCTTTGAGCATCTTCTCCGCACGCGCGTACTCGTTGAGGATCTTCTGCTTTTCTTCGGGGTTCTGTTGTTCAACCCCGTTCTTACGCAGGATCTCATTGATCTTCGCGACGGTGATATACAGGCAGATCTCAGTCACTATCTTGTAAGCCTTTGGCTGAACGGCGGAAGTGATGTTGGCGAAAATGTAGAAAGGGTCGATCTTTCCCTCGACGTACGACTCTGTCCTGGCTATCTCATCTTCGAGTTCGGTATCGGTAACCTTCGACGATGTGCCGAATACTATGCTTTTAAACTTCGCGGCCACCTGTGCCTTTGTGTGGTACGTTCCGTCAGCCATGAGAGGGTTACTCCGTCACTATGTAGTCAGCGAGGTTCTTGCCTGACTTTTTGAGCCACTCGATAAGTCCCGCAGGCGCAGTCTCGCCGGCGTTGAGGTACTTGTTGTCATAAACCACGTTCACGATCAGAGTTCCTTTTCCCGCCTTCGCAGCTGCCTTTGCGGCTGCCTTTGCCGCCTTTTCCGCGTCTTCGATAGCAGACTCCAGTTCTTTGACGGTCTTTTTCTCCGCATCCGCTATGCCTAAGTCTGCTGCATTTCCTACAAGTTCTTCTTTTGTTGCCATCTCCCTTTCTCCTTTTCCCGCCTTCGCAGGCGCTACTTTTTAGGACGGGGTCCTGGGTGGGCCTGTAAAACCCCACCCAGAGACCGCACCGTCATGGTTCTTAGGCGTTCGTGTCCTTGATCAGGTACGCGGCGCCGGTAGTGATGAGCTTGTCTTCCCAGTTGGATCCTACGACGAGGACCTGCACCTGGTCAGCGTTCTTACCTTCCGGCACATAAGAGCCGGCGTACTGTTTCGGAGCCTTTTTCGGGCAGGCTACCCTTGCGCCCAGGGTCTTGGCGAACCTGGCCAGCGCACTGGGTGATACGTAGGCAACTATGCAGTTGTCGCCCCAGATAAAGGTCGGTGTGGCCGTAGCGCCTTCTTTCGCGCTGTTGTATATCGCCCTGCCTACCAGCACCCTGTCCACGCCGAACGCCGCTGCCATCTGCGCTTCGTTGTAGATGCCGGGCGTGGCTTTGCCCGGAGCCAGAGCCGCGATCATCTCCGGATGGAACTGCAGCGCCCTGAATGTCGGCGCACCCAGGATTATCAGGTTGGCTACTTTGCCTGTGGCCGCTTCGATTGCCGCTTTCGCGACGTTGATACGGGACAGGACTTCCGAGGTCTTCGTGGTCCACTGATCAGCGCCAGTCAGCGTAAAGTTGTGAGTGATTACTGACGTCGATGTCAGAGCCGCGGCGAGTCCGTTTTCTCTGCTGCGCCGCAGGTCGTCTTCCATCTGCATGCCTATCGTCTGTTTCGCGATATCCCAGCCTCCGAGCCTTTCAGCTTCCGCTGCGGTTATCGGGTTTTCGAGAGCGTGGTCTACAACCTCGAAACTTGCGTTCCTGTCGAACTCGTAATTGACAATGTTCTTCGCCAGGCCTTTCACGACTGTGGTGATGATCCTCATCGCGCCGTCTGCGAGCCTGCCAAAATAGCCCGTGAGAGTCTCAGACGGTACTTCGGGGAGTACCTGCTCCGCGATGTAGTCCGTGATGTCATTCGAGAAACCCTCAAGGAGGAACTGTACTGTCGGTTCCGGCTGTAACGTTACTTTGTTTGCCATGTGTGTGCTCCTCCTTACGCGCCACGGAAAGCATTGCAGGTGTAAACCGCTGCAGTGTTCCCGTTGGCCGTTGTGATCTCGTCGGCAACCGCGAAATACCTGTTACCGTCCGTCGTTGTTGCTATTCCCTTGCCTTCTGTCGCAGCGGTATCGCATTTAAGCAGCGATCCCAGCGCGACAATGCCGCCGACTGTCAGCCTGGTGTTCTGGCCGTTCAGCCTGACGATCTCCATCTTCCTGCCGGCTACGTCGCCGACCTCGAGGATCCCGCACGGTGTATCGCCGCTGCCGCACAGTTCGACTATCCTGTCCTCTGCCGTGCTGCCGGTTGAATCCTTGACGAACCTGTAGTTATAGGACGAAAGGTCCGATGCGGACCTTGCCACGAATGTACGGCCGTTGTTTGTCGCTCCCATGTTACTTGCCTCCTTTGTACGCAATGGCCTTTATTTTCGCAAGGGCCTCAGCGTTTGAAAGTGCTTTTCCGCTCTTCGCCGATTCAGCGACCATGTCGCGTGCGGCCTTTATCTGTGCCTCTTCGGTCGAGAGAGTCTCGGGCGCGTTGCCCTCTACACCGACTGACTCTGTCTTTACCGACAGGCCGTCGAGCTCCTGCTCTGCCAGGGACAGATCCTCGAGCGACAGGAGCTTCACGAATAACACCTGTTTGCTCTTGTCTGTCTCGTCAACCTCTCCCTTTGAGAGTTTTACTTCTTTGACTGCCCTCTCTTTGAGTTCAGAGATCTTCCTTTCCCTGATAGCGGACAGCTCCTTCTTGCGGCTTTCCTGCAGGTCCGAGAGCTCTTTCTCGGCTTTGCTGAGTGTGCTTTTTAAGGTAATGACCTCAGCCTTTACCGTGGACAGCTCACCCTCGGCTTTCGCTTTGTCCGTCGAGAGTGTCTGTATTGCCTGGCAGACAGCATCCGGAGACGCTTCCGTTGACAGCTTGATTCCCGCTGTTCCCAGTGTTGCGATTATCGTTTTCATCTGGGTTCCTTCCTCCTTCTGTGATTTATTTAACTGCTCTTTTTTCTTTTCGTTGTCTTCCTGATCTTTCTGATACTCAAAGAGCGCCGACAATTTGAACGGGGTCAGCTCCATTACGAACGGCGAACTCGTCAACGCTCCGCCCGTCAACACATTCGCCGTGGCAACCCCGGTCTGATCGTCAACGTACATTGGGTCTGAGGTACAGTACTCGATGGATATGTACTCTTTACCCCCCACTCTGTTCGCCTTTACGGCGTCTGGGGTGACAAGAGTCTTTATCCAGAGCGACTTTACCCGTTCGCCCGTTGATAACTGTTTGTCTTCCACTTTTGTATCCGTTATCCAGCCCATAAAAACCCACGAAAAGTGTTCTGCATTAAGCGGTACGCGGCACTTGCCGGTCTCATCCTTCCACCTGCGCACTACTCCGGCTTTAAAGTTCTTGTCAAAATCCAAGATCATAAGATCGTTAAGTCCAAAATCATCGCCCTTATATGTCCCGTTGGATTTGAACGTATGCGTCGCCTCTATCCAGTCACCCCGGATCATTGCAAGCTTGTTCGCCTCTGTCAGTTTTATGGCTACGCCGTACGATCCTATAAGTTGATTCTGTCCGAGTTTCATGCTGCCCTCCTGGTAATCCCTCTCCACATCTCAGGGATCTTGTGGTTGTGCGCGTCGTTTAAAGTCTCCTGCTGTGCCAGGACCGATGCCGGCACGTCCCAGCCGTCGAACTCCTCCGGCTGCTCCTCGTCCGACATTATCGGGATTTTACGTCCATCACAGCCCCAGTGGTTCGGGGGCGAGTAAAGCTCCACGTTCGGATCGCCTTCGCGTGCTACCCGGCCGTCCAACCAGCTGCAGATGCCTGTTACAGGCACATCGTTGACATAGATCCAGGCTGTTATACTGGCGCCAGAGTTGTAATAGGTCTCATCACGGCCCACGTCCAACACTGCAGGGATTATTGCGCCAGCGCCGAGGTTGTTGTCGTTCGCCTTCCAGTTGTCCAGATCCTGCCTGACGTTAAACATGACTTCCGCGTCTGACAGCCCCTGGTCAACTGACTTCTTCGCAGACAGCAACCCTTCTTTGCCCAGGGCATCCAGCATTATCTTGTACGTGACTGCGCACGTGGACTTTAACCAGGCGCGGTTTTTCGGAAGGAAGTCGTCCATGTTCGCCAGACTGTTCAGGGAGAGGTTCTTCTTTTTGGCCGAGAGTATCTTCTTCCCCTGTGCTTTACCTGTCTTCATTGCGGCTGTAAGCCCATCTGTGATAGCCTCTTTGAGGCGTGATGTGAATCCCAGTTCGATATTTGCGACTGCGCCTATCTTGTTATCCGGATTATGCTTGAGCTTGTTCTCCAGATCTGTAAGATACTTATCCTGGATCGAGGCCAGTGCTACCCGGATGTCCTTATTCCAGGACTCAGTGAGGAGCGATTCCTCTGCCTTAAATCCTTTCAGGTCAATACCCTTTGTGACTGACTTTATATAGGCCGCGTCCCGCTTTGACAGCTTTGAGAGCTTTGCCTTCTCCGCGTCCTTTGCTTTCGGGGCAGGCTTGCTGTCTTCTTCCTCGACTTCCTGGTCATCAACGTTATCGTCCGCAGCGTCACTCTCTTCGGTACCTTCTTCAGGCGGATCTTCTTCCTCGTCTTCCTCGTCTACAGGACCCTTCCCAGGCGCTGCAGGGGGCATTAAAGGCGATACTTTCTCTTTCGCAGGATCAGAGGACGCCTGTATCTTCAGTTCGGGCAGATTGTACTTCTTACGCAGATAAGCCTCGTCATCCGGCTGGGGAGTATATACTCCAATGTTGTAGAAGTAGTTAAGTATCCGGGCCAGCTCCTCGCCTGCCTTGCCCTCAAGCTCGCCTTTCATCACCGGGTACTCGGCCTGTTCGCCGTAGTTGTACCGGATCAGGTCCGGCCAGATACGCTTTGACAGCTTCGAGCAGATGTAGCGGATCCTGCCGAGCACCATTGAAAAGAAGAAATCAATATCAGCAACGCCCAGATTGTAGGCGCCGCCATTACCGCCCTGCCCGAGCTCTGAGAACGCAGCAGCGCCACACTTGGCAATATTTGTGTCCTCGAGTTTTATAGCGTTGAGCACAGCATCGGCTTTAAAGTCTATGTTTACGACTTCAATGTCAAAACCTTCAAACTTGTCGTTTGACATCTTCCCTGTCTTTTTTAGATATGCGTTCTCGTGCGTTACGTAGTTTGCCACGGCTTCCAGGAATGCTGTTTCCTCAGAGGACCCCACTTTGTTCGGGGGGACTGTTATGATTATCAGCCCAAGAGACGCTTTTTCCAGTCCTATACCCAGGAGCTTGTAAAATATATTCTTACGCCAGTAAGGTCCGTATGCCTTTCTCAACAGCGCCCTGCCCTCAAAGTTGTTTCCCTTCCGCTTTTCTGACAGGACCATAAGGTTCTCACCAGGGATCCATACGTCCACGTAGGGTGTCGTGTAATTCGTCTGCTGATGCACTGCCACCAGATCGCTGTTTACTATCTTCCACTCAGTAATCGATGTCTGGTCCCGGAACCCGAGGTTCTTCAGTTTCCAGATCAACCCGTACTTCGGGTGCTTATATGCGACGTAATCCATCGGCTCAAACTCAGCATGTCCGAAGAATATATGACTTCCGAGATCGTTCAGGTTCTCGTCCGGGTCCTTGTCGAACCCGTGATTCCACTGCCACTCGCACAGCTCGGCGTGCTTGTCGCCGTTCTTTACGTCAGGGATCGAAAAGGAGAAGTGCGCTGCCTTTATAATTCCCATTATCGACTCTTCAAGCAGTCCCACCTGGTAATCGCCGCGAAGCATATTCTCGTAGATTATGGCGCCAGAGGGGCCTTTCAACTCGCCGATATACTCTTCCGCGAAAACATCGCCCCACATGCGCGTAGCCGTTACGCCTACAGAGGCAGTCTTCTTTTTTGACTGCGCCTTGTCTGCCGAGAGTAACTGCTCGGCCGTATATACTTTCTGCCCGGGCTTTAATCCCTGCAGTTTTGTCGCGAGAGCTCCAGGCGTGTTTATGACGGTATCCCTGACGCTTAATGTGTTTGTCGGTGTCGGTGTCTTTTTGGCCATTACCATCCCCCGTTTTTGTAGGCTGAGGCGTTCTGTTTGTTGTCGTGAGCGAACTTCGCTTCAGGGACCAGATCTGCGAACGTCAGAGACAGAGAGTCCGCTTCGTCTGGGCTCTCTCCTGTGTCCAGGTGCATTTCTTCCTTTGGCTGTATCTGGATCAGTCCGCTGCTGTCTATGCGGTATTTGATGAGCCTGAGTTGAGCTACAAGATTGTCGTTATTTTCGATCATGCCGCCGTTCATCAGCCACTCTCTGAGTCTCCAGTAGCACTGTGCCCTGACGTTTTTGTACTGGATCTTACTGTTATGTATCTTCTGTGCAGCGGCTCCGAGTACTACAGGCGTTACGTAATAGCTCTGTTCGTGCAGCCTGTCAGTCGCTCCACCGCCAAGTCCAGCGTCGTCAAGCGCGAGGTTGTTCGGGCGCAGTCCCCAGTCTTCCATGGCCTTTATGCTGAGGCCTACAGTGTCCATTACGCTCGGGGTTTTCTCTGCGAACAGTACCCGCGCTCTGTCGTCCTGCCTGATCGTGAGGACAGTCCTGTTACCGCCGCGGCCGATGTCTACGCCGATAATGTTGTTGCGGTCCTTGTCTATCACTATCGGAGCAACTGCTTTGTCTATCTCGTCGTCACTCAGCAGGCGCTGATACCCTTTTTCGTCTATCTCGTTTTCTCCCGGGAACTTGCACTCGTAGAAGACAGAGAAAAACATCTCTTTGCGCATTTCTGCTATGTAGCTTTCGCTGTACCTGCCCTCTTCAAGCGCGGTCAGATAGTCTATCCAGATGTGATGTGTCGAACTGTCGGTCATGGTTTTGTAAAAGTGATTACGCTTCAGTGGATTCGCAAGCTCCATCAGAAAACTGTCCAGATAACCGCCCAACATGCGCTTGATATACGCGTATGTGTCGTTGTCCATCAGGACAGAGTCGTCTATGTAAATGTCCTGCCCACCGGCGCCGAGTATTGCTTCTCCAACGCGCTTCTTGTTGCGGTTCTCGGCCGACATGATTCGTATCTGCCCGCCGCGCTTAAATGTCAGGTTGTCGCTTCTGCGCTTTCTCCTGAGCTTTTCTATCGCTCCACCCGGAATAGCCAGCTGACTGGCGAACACCTCATGGTCAAACATGTGCTGAAGAACCTTTTCCATGATGATCGCGGCCTTTTCTTTCGTGCCGCCGATTATGACCTGCTTACGTGCAGATAGTACGCCTTTGATAATTATCCCGCAGGCAACGGATGTGCTCTTGCCGTACTGGGTAGGCGCTATAACGCCTACGCGGTTGTAGGGCATGAGGATTATGAGGTCGATTATCTCTTTCTGCGTGAGTGTGAACACCAGGGGGTTATTGTTTTCGTCGTGGAATAGGGACAGCAGCTCGTCGATCATCTGACACTGCTCTTTTGTTCCGGGCCTTGCATGCGGCCTCAAATTCGACCTTACACCGGACCGGATAGGCTGAAATGCCGGCTTTTCCAGTACAGCAGTATTGTTATACATCCTCTGCCTTCTTTGACAGCTTCAGTATGTGCGCCGTCTTATCCAGCAGTGTGTCAATCTTGCTCATCTGACTCTCGTCGGCCTTGTGCTCTATCTTCTGGGTGTTCTCCCAACGGCCCTTACTGCGGTTTATCAGATAAAATATCGTCAGGGTAGTATTACCCTTTTTTATCTGCTTGAGCATCTCGGATTCGACATACTCGACAGCCTGATTCTCTGCCTCGAGGAACAGCTCGTTAAAAGCCTTGTCTTCCTTTCGCCAGTTAAGTACCGTCCTGCGCGTTATCCCTGCAGCTTTAGCCGCCGGAGTGATTACGCCTTTTGTTTTCGTGAAGTGAGTGAGGAACAACGCCTTTTTGCGCGTAGTCTTCTCGAGCTCTTTTTTATTGGGGGAAAAGGAGGAAACGAGAGTTGATGTGTTTTTTGTGTTTGAAGTCTCAGAGGCAGGGGTCGAAAGTTTAGGTTCTTTGAGTGTTTTGGCCGATTTCGCTAATTTCTTTGTCTTTCCCATTCGCGAGACCCCTGATAATTTTGGGCCCCGCTGCTGCTCCGAGGCCAGGAAGCATTTTGTCTGCTTCTTGGTCGGGAGTATAGGACAGAGGTATTACACTGTCAAAAAGTTGTGAGTATCATTTTGATACTTTTTCATTCAAATATTATCCGCTTTTGCTTTATCCCATAAGAACTTTCTGTAGTTTCCCTGCTTATCATAAAAATCCTTCAGCACGAGCATTGCGTCGTTATCAAGCGTTAGTTCAATCGGATATTCTTCGCCGTCAATCTGCATTTCTATTTTCTTCGATTTACAAATCTTATCCAACTGAAAATAACTCAACAAATATACGCTGTAAGTTTCGCCGTCTATTACCGGAGCGAACTCCATCCTGTCTTTATCTGTAATCATGTAGAGATTTGTGCCATCCTTCAATACAAATTCCATAACGTTACAGTTAATGTAAAGCATATAAAACAAACGACCTTCTTTTATTGTCTTCGTAATGGTCATAGTGATTTTTTGATCCACTCCATCGTCCCAGATTTCTACTGGATATGTAAACCAACTTTCAATATCTTTGAACTTATCGTACGAATGTATTATCTCCGGAGGTCCGACCTCTATCCGTTTTTCAGCAAGCGCAGAAAACACTGTGCATGTATTAAAAAAGACGGCAGTAATAAGAATTAATGACATATACGCTATTTTTTTCATTTTCCGCCCCCGAAATTTTCGATTTTGCTTTCTACGCTGAGAATAACACAGGGTATTTACGAATGCAAGTTTTTTCTGCCTTTTGTGTTATATATACTCCTTTTTATGGTGATTTCCGATATTCCCGAGTATTTTTTCATCTCGGATATTACTGCTTTCGCTTTATATCCCGGATAAATGTGCTTTCGCAGCACATGGTATATCCTTCTCAGCCTATTCCCACGATTTTTTAGGCTCATGTTTTCGAGGGCCGTTATTGCATTATGTCTATTGATCCTATGGGAAGTCTCTTCCAGCGCGTCGAATATCTTGCTTTGTTCTCCCGCGCCGCTGTCTTTACTCTTCAGATCCGGGAATTGGATAGTCTTTTTTGCCATGTTCCCTTTCCTCCCCGCTGTTTTTACCCCTTTCCCCAGTTTCGTTTTGTACTGTGAGTTCCGCAGACACAGGACGTTTCCCAATATCCGGACAGACGTACAGATAAACATCTTTTGACTTTTTCATTGGTTTCCCGCAGTGCGGGCAGTGCTTTACATACGTCGGCGACTTGTAGTGTTCTTCCCATAGCTGCCTTCTGCCCTGGCAAGCCCCTTCCGTAAACGCTACTATTATTCTTTCCAGGGCGTCTTCCGACAAAACGCTTCCCGACACGTCCGGAAGGTATCTGTCTGAGTTGCGGGGATCGTGGGTACAGGTGGGGCACATGTAACTTCCCTGTCCGTGCTTACACGTAATACAGCTGCTCGTCATTTTTCACTCCTATTCCCGGACCTTGTAAAAGTCCATGAGGTTTTGCGAAAACTTACAGGGAGAGTAGACCAATAAGTCACGTAAGTTCGGGTGCGGCATTACTATTCCCAGCTCGCAGTATACTCCGGGGTTTCCGTCGTCACGCATTATTGCCTGTAAATGTTCACAGGTTGCGCATTTATTTTCCACTTGTTGCCACTTCCTTGTCATCATTATCAGCCGCTGCGGTATCCACGGGGACCTCTTCCAGGAGATTCATAGGTATAGTCTCCCGCTTCAGCGATGTTATCAGGTTTCCGGAGAGGTCTACTTGCCCGACTACGCAAAACTCGACGACAACGTTCATTTTCGGCAACACGCGGACTATCCTGCAGGCCTGACCCTTTTCGACTACGCGGTAGACGTAGTGTTCCTTCTTGACCGGATCCCAAAACTGCATGGGACGGCCAAATTCGTCGCTTTTGCAGAGATTGTCTTTAAAGGCCAGCTTCATCTTGACGCCGTTCTTTTCAAAATAGAACCGCCTGTTCAATACTGCGAGAGTGTCGTTCTTGTTGTTTTGAAACATGGGAAACATGGGTGTTGTGGTGTTCGCGGTGTTCTCAGTGTACATTAAAATATCCCTCCTCTTTTTCAAGCTGTTTTATGGAGCAGAAGACCTGCGTGTCTGTAACCAGTACCTTCTGTTTCGGCAGTATCGGGCTTATAGATACCGGTATGCCGGCAAACTTATTCAGGACCCTGTCCGGAAAATCACGGCTCATCAGCGGCAGCGGGACCATTATCACGTGCGGCGTTTCCGATTTCACGGATTCGTACTGGTATATCTTTACCCTGAGGTCATTTTCTATCTGTTCTACTACGATGCAGTGCTCGTTCTCTTTTATTCTCCCCATTTTACAGCGCCCCCGCTTCTTTGTGTGCCAGGTATACTTGCGCTTCTTGTGCTTTTTTGCGTTTTCCTTTTTCATCAACAGCCTCCTTTACTTTTTTCGCTTCCTCTTCCGCAGCGGTCTTCGTTACCTCTTCCAGGTGTGATTTAAAAGCGATGTTGTATATATGCTGCAGGTCGAAGTGCTCGAGTATTTCGCGAAAACTTTCTCTGGGCTTGCCTGCTTTCAGATTCGGCCCATTCCAGTTTGACCCACCATCTTCTATTAACTGCGACCCTATCGCCTGAGCCACGAGTATTTTTTCCATATGCTTTCGGGTTCCTTCTGCATACACCTTGGGAGTCAATCCCCATACTTTTTCTATAACGTCAGCAACTCTGCCGCTATGATCTACGAGCATCCGGAGGAATATTACATCTGACAGTACATCTATATCGTCAATCTTTTCCTCGAGAGGTTTCAGTACATCTATAGCGGCGAGATTCCCTGCTTCCTCTTTCAGTTTTCCCTCAGCCATCTTTACAGCCAAATCCTTTTCTCTCTTCGACGGACTGGCACTTTTCCTGGAGTCGTGGTACATCTTCGACACGGCCGTCGTATTGACAAGCTCATGCTTCCGGCCGTTCGAGTCTACCGCGATTATGGTTTTGTAGTCCTTGCCTTCGATTGCCTGCCCCCATGTCTTAAACTTATCAGGCAGCCCGTATTCGGGTTTGTCTGTCGTCTTCGCGTAGATACACTTGGCCATAGCAGCTTCGGCCGCGGCTCCTATCAGTACCTTGTGCCCTTTCTTCACGTACTCGTCGTATTTCTCCAGTCCCTGCTTTTCGTACTCTTTCTTCTTCTCTGCCCAGCACGACGCATCCCTGCAGGTATCGTTCTTGCCCTGCAGGTCCCCGAACAGATCTGACTGTGCGCCTGTGCGCTTCGCACACTGACCACACGGTCCACCAGGTAAGCCCGCAGCCTTTACCGGGAACGGAGCGCAACGCAGCTGGAGCAGGTAGTGATCCCTGATGTGGGTTTTTAAACTCTCCAGTTCATCAAAAGCCCAGGCGTTATCTTTCCAGTAAACGGCCAGCTTCTTCTGTTCCTCCGGGCTCTGTATCTTGGTTATCTCTTCCGCGTACGTGAGTTTTAACTCTCCCTTGGCCAGTTTTGCCTGGAACTCAGGGATGAGCTTCAGCAGATTCAGCCTGGTGAATACGTATTCCTGAGACTTTCCGACTCTCGCCGCCAGTTCCGGCCAGTCGTATTTGTACTTATCATGCAGCTGGTCGTAACCGTGCGCCTCTTCCAACGGCGACAGGTCCGCACGCTGCATGTTTTCGATAATCTGGATTTCGACCACCTGCTGATCCGTCAGCTCGCTTATCATGCAGGGCAGTTCCTGGAGTCCTGCGGCCATACTGGCTTTGTAGCGTCTTTCGCCGCATACAATCTCGTATCTTGCACGCGCTCCGGATGCAGAGCCTTTCCTCCTGACGACAAGAGGCTGGATCACGCCTTTGTCTTTGATACTCGCGAGGAGGTCCTTCATGGCGTTTTCTTCAAAAACCTTTCTCGGATTCGTCAAACTCGGCTCGAGCGCGGATACTGCAATCATTTCAAGACGTCCCTGCTTCAGCGGTTCAGCGGCCGCCGGCGTTACCTTTCCCTTTTCCTCGGTTTTCATTTCTGTTCCTCCTGTTTGTTGAATTTCAATTTCTTATCTGCTACTTTTTCCATGTCACCAAATATCCTCCATCGGGACAATCTTTCCTGCCTGTTCGTGCGTGCAATCTGACAGGTACTCTATACTTCCGTCCTTGATGTACAGGTGACAGCGCGGAGCGTCCGGGTTGTGTGTCGGCGATCCGACAGGTGAGCCATTAACCAGCACGCTCGGCGTTACTGTCGGACTTTCCAGAGGTCCGGTAATAATCCAGTTGCTTGTTATACGGTGACAGTTACCGCACGCCGGACACTCGAACAGGTAAGATCCATCACTTGCTTTCAGTAGCTTTTCTGCCATTACTTTTTCCTCCGGGTATTTTTTGGATCCCTCCCGCTCTGATTGTGGCAGAACGGGAGGGCAAACAATAACCGCGGACTTATTGACATGTCCGCGCATCTCTGGGAGCTGTCTGCTGCTAGAACGTATCCTGGAGTTAAACTCCAAATCTCAATACTTGGCTGGCATTTTATTTCCAGAACTTCCACCATTTACGTTTGTAGTGCTCGCAGTCATTCAGAGCATTATTTTCTTCTATACGAGGACCATATTTGATTCTAACTTGCCGCTGTGGGGTATTTATTTTTTCCACCCGTAGTACTTTCAAACATCTATCATTAAAAACGAGGAACGCTTCGTTTTTTTGCTGAAAATACTTGCAATCAATGCAGTAGACCTTTTTCTCCATGTTTTAATCCTCCCTTGAGTATCCGCAGCGCTTACATGCAGCCCAGGTACTCTCTCCGCCGTAATGCGTGTCGTAGTCCTCTACGCTCCCGCACTTCGGACAGCGCTCGCGGCCTTCGCAGTTGTCATCTCTTACGATTGCGTTGTATATCTTCCCGCTGTACTTTTTCAGCACATACCAGACGAGCCTAAAAAACATTTTTTTCATTTTTCCTCCTCGTTTTTGGTTTCAGGTTTTGGTTCGAGCATGTCATCCGCTCTACGCTCCAATTCCTGGTCTATAGGATCGGAGTTATCAAAGCATCCGGCGCTACTCACAGATTCGACTCCTTTCGCAGATTCTCAGCAGCACTCGCAGGCAGTACCTCAAAACCGCTCACGACAAACTTACTGCCTATCTTCTGGCCATTCATAGCGATACATCCGGACCCCTGCTCGTCTGCCCCGAAAATGCCGTTTATAATTCCTATGACTCTGCAGTAGTACGTGCCCTTTATGCTTCCGGGCATTACCTGCAGTGTGGGATGTTTCGCCAGATTCTCGTTGCACGGCACTCTGGTGACAAACAGAGTATTGATAGCGTCCGGATCCTGCAGTATCAGTACGTTCAAAAAGTCCACTACTTCCTGCGGCGTTACACTTTGTTTTAATGGCATTACTATCTCCCCTTTGCGTTTTTTATGGCCTGATTTAGACAGGCTTTCTTGTATATCCTCGAATGTTTGATACTATCGAGCCATTCTTTTTTAGGCGGAATCGCTCTGGGTCCTGTCATGGGCCCGACAATCACCTGGTCAAAGATGTATTCCAGATCTACCCACTTAAAGTATCCCAATAACGGCTCCGCGCTGAGAAACGTTTTAAACCCGCTGCGCTTCATCAAGGCCATGGCGCCAAACTTTTTTACTTCCTGTCCGCTCTTGGCTGTCACTCCCAGCCAGCAGTTTTTTATTGCGCTGAGTTCTCGCGTATATTTCAGGTACCTTTCCGGATTTTGTGTCAAAAACAGATACCTGTGTCTGCTGTGTGTCTGGCAGCTTTTCAGTACCGGATATATCCAGCTGTCACTCACCCACGGCCCGAACAGATCTGCCATACTGCAGACGAATATCGTTACCGGCTTTTTTATCTTCCCCGGTTCCTGCAGCCGGTTATCGTGAAACGTGGGGTTGAAGTGTCCGACGAACCGATTCGCCATCCTCCTGGCGTAGCAGTAGCTGCATCCGTGCAGGCAGCCGGTGACCGGGTTCCATGTATGCAGGTTTTCAAACGGCCAGTCGATTTTCGTCTTTTTCATTTTTGGACCCCCTTGAGGTCATATATTCCGGCCAGTCTGACCACATCTCCGCTGACCAGATAAACAGTCGTAGTGTCGTTGATGCTGTCATTCCTCAGAGCTAATACGTCGCGCATAAAATAAAGTTCTATCTCCTGTTTGTGCGGGTTTGATGTGTCTGCCAGTTTATAAAACATCTTTGTCCTCCGTGATTTTGTCGATCAGCTGCATGGCGCCAGCGACCACTACCAGCAGCCCGGCCAACAGGCCGAGGAGCAACGTACTCATTACCGCCACCGAGAAAATGTCTGTTATCATTGGAGCTCCTATTTTTATGATTGCAGGATCCGGTATCCGGATCCCTTTTCTCTATTTCTTTACTTCCTCAGCCTTTACCGCTTCTACTTTCTTCGCGTTTTCGGCCGCAGCCTTTTCATCCGCTTTCTTTGCCTTCTTTTCTTTCGTGCGCTTTGCCATGATTGACTTTTTGTATATGCTTTTAAATCCCTTCAGCGCATAGTCCACGTTCTTCGCCGTGCTCTGTATGTATCCCTTGATCGCACGGAACATCCCGTTGTCCAACTCGTTGACATCGATCCCCTTCAGCGTGACCGGCAAGCTGACGATTACGTCGGTCGTGAGTTTGCGCTTTCCGTCCAGGCTGGGCATGCCAGGCAGCTTTGGTTGTTTTTCTTTTGCCATGCTTATTCACCTCCTTCCATAAAAGAGTAATATCTTTCCTTTGCGTCTGTCAGTGTCTTTTTAACTTCCAGTTCGTGCGTTTTTAACTTTTTAGTATCCGACTGCAGGAATAACTCTCCGGCTCTCGCCAGTGAGTACGCGTCCGCTATGTTGTCGTCGTCGAAATCCTGACCCCACTTTTTGAATACTTCTTTCAACATTACGTCCTTGTCCGCGTTCCCTTTGCCGGCGACGTACTTCTTAAGTGTTGCCGGAGACACGAGCAGAAAGTCGTTTTTTTCGAGGTACAGGTAGAGCCTTATAACTCCACCCAATTCTCCGGAGGAAAATATCGCACACCCACGGGATCCGAAAGAGTAGTCTTCTATCACAGCCAGATCTATGCGCCCTATTGTCTCCGTCGTTTCGGTGACTGCGTTTTTGACAAGAGCGAGTATGTTGCCCAGGCGTTCTATTCCCTTCGTTTTAACAGCGATCAATTCTTTGCGTTTCAGTTCTCCGTTCTGTATAACTACCAGCCCGGTTCCTGTCAGCGACAGGTCCAGACCCATGATCGTGAGATTTTTTTTCATCAGAAAGCGACCTTTCTTTTTTTGTGTTCTGTCTTTATGTGGCTGGGAGCGGAGCAGTAAACAATGACCAGCGGATCCACGTGAGACACTTTCGCCACTCCGTTATCGGTATAGGTTATGTTCACGCGGCCCCAGCGGTCGTAGCCAGGCTGTCCTGCCCTGTCCGGATAAGTTTCGTAATTCTGCTTCGCTCTGTTTTTCAGAGTGCTGACAGTAACTGCCTGGCGCCAGATTGTTTCGCGCGCACAGTCGTTCTGTATACCGTCACTGTCGGACAGCAATATCACCCGACGGACGCATTCCGGAATCACATACTTGTATCCGGCGCCGCGAAGGTATTTGTAGAACATCTTTTCGCGATCGCTGAGGTCGTCAAACTTCAATCCGCAGATGTACGGGATCCGGTTTATCTGTTCAGACTCGGTGAACTCGTAACAGATCATTTTCTCCCTCCCCTGTTGTCATAAAGACCTTCCATAGTCATCACGACAGTGTTTGATTTTTTGCCATCGTCCCGTATAAACCAGTCAAAGCTCGCGCGGAACGGTCTTTCCCCCTCATTTCTGGGCTTTCCCAGGCCACAGCAGAAATCGCTCTGAGCGACTTTGCGCATAGCCTCTTTCCAGTTCTGCGCGAAGTAAGGATCAAACAGCCGTGTCCGGATGTACTCCTTTCGCTTGTCTGTCAGGCATGCGCAGTGCATTACTCCTTCGATAAGGTTCCAGCACTTAACCATATCCCGAATTATTGGTTCGGCCTCATCCTCCGGCACCATCTTCTTTTTTTTGGGTATCTTGATTCGCTTAGGCTTCCCGTTAGCACCCACAGCGGGCGTCTCGGATTTTGACGCGTCGTCAGGTATTGCAGATACACAGGTTTCCTCTTCTTCCTGGCGTGCTGCCGAATCGCCCCCCTGTCTGTCCAATATCGCTGCGTGCTTCCTGGCGAACTCTCTGTTACGCTTTTCAAGCCCGGGTATCAGCAGGCTTATTTTGCGCAGTTCTCCGTCCTGTATCTCGCTGAAGACAAGATTCGGATTGCCGTCTTCTGCCGTTGTTGTCGAGAGGAAACGGTAAATGTCGATTATCTTTTCCTCCGTCACGCTCTGGAACTCGTGGGCTAAGAATCCGAGATCCACGATCCTCGGAATCCTCAGGTAATTCCCCTCGGCCAGCATCCGCATAGTTTCGTAATACACGACGTATCCGTCACTGCCGAATTTCGAAAGTAGCAGAAAAACAATGTCTTCTTTTTTTGAGAACATCTTAAAATGCTCCATTTCTCACCTTTCCTCCCGGTGTTTGATTTTTAACCGTGCCATATATCCGGAGCGGTGTAAGGGGGGCGCACCTTGGGCGTGTCGATGCGCATGGGTCACCGCCCCGGAGTATATGGCCGGTCATATAATTGCGACCTTGTCTTTTTTTACGCGCTTTATGTGCAATAGGTTCCAGGCGCTGCGCTTGCTTTTGTATCCGAGCCGTTTCGCTATTTCGCTGTACGTGTACCCGCGTTTGTACAGAAATTTCGCGGCAGTTATGTTCTTCTTGATCTCCAGTTTTTTGGTTCCTATCTTTCCTGTGCCTTTACAACGTGGACATTTCATCTGGTCTCCTTTGCCGGATCTGTGGGGCCCCGTCGGGAAAATAAGGGGTGGGTGGGGGAATGTGTTACACGGGGCCCCAGCAGATCGCGGTGTATCATGCTCTCAAACTCCTGAGCATAGACTGCGCTGTTATAGTTCTGTATTCTATCGTCGCGTTCATGGCTTCGATCCTGTCCAGGACCCGTTTTTCCGGACAGTCGAGCTTCACGGCAAAATCCTGTGCTGTCTTTTTCGCTTTTGTCCATCCGAGGTTTAACTGCTCGGCCGTAGACTCGGCCAGCCATTCGGCGTAATATTCACGGGCCCGGGCAGTCAGCTCGCACACCTCCAGTTTTATGTCTGATAGGGTCATCAGTAAGTCGTTGATGTGTGCCGTCAGTTCCTCCTGGCGTCCTTTCTCAACTTCTGTCATGGTCTGTCTTCCGGTTTTTTCCGCGAGATCGACCAGCCGCGGCTTTACGCGCAGGAACCATTCCGAAAACTCCTCACTCCGGACTATCTCAAAATCCATGACAGCAGACATGCTCGGTTATCCTTTCCGCGCAGCGGCGAAGTGGTCTCTTATCACATTGCTGACCCGCCCGTAAAGTTCGCGCGTTATCCGTATATCCGTTGTGGAGTTGTGCAGAACTGTCTTTTCGTCGATCAGCCCGAAGTACCCGGCCACGTCCTGCAATCTCTGCTTTGCCGGGAATCCAGGGATCATGCCGTTCTGCCGCATGAACGCGAAAAAAGAAGACGGGTCGATGTTGGAAAAGTAGAACCAGGAGCCGAAGTACTTATCTCCGGCATCCTGGAAAAACTGCCTAAGAAAGTCCATGTCAAACTTCACGTTATATCCGCCGGCGTAGAACTTGTCATCAGAATCGTATTTGTCAACGTACTTACCGAACAGATCTGTGAGCGTGATGTAGTTCTCCGCAGGGGCCTTAAACGTGGCTATCTGTTCGCGCGTTAAGTTGTTGATTTTCAACGCCCCGTCTTCTACTACCTTTCCGTCAGGCCTGTTCAGTATCTGGCCTTCCTCCACAATTTCTCCGTAGATCTCGACGGCGTAATCCAGCGTAAGGATTGCGTTCGTCTTCGGGTCGAGACCCGATGTTTCGACGTCGAACCAGAATATCTTCATGTTCTCCATGCTACTCTCCCAATTTACGGGCGATGAATTTCAACGAACACATGCCCGGTTTTTTTTCACCATTACATTCGTCCTGGACCGAATGCCAGAGGGCACATTTAGACCCCTTGCACGGAGCGTTAAATTCCTCATAGTCCGTATATGTAAAACCGAACTCATTGGTTTTTGTCACAGCCTGGCAGTTGCTCATGAACGGACAGATCTGCAGTGGCATTACTGCCT